TTATAAACATAACACTCTTTTCTAGAAGCAGTAGTCCCGTCATCTGTTAAAGCTATAAGCATATCTTCGTTAGGAGACGTAACCATCTTCCTTATCCGACCTTTAAGATACTTTGGAACGTGGGATGTAATGTTTAACGCATCCTTAACCTCAACATCATCTTTGGTAATAAACTCTCTCACACCGCCATAGTCACCATTACGTGTAGCGAAGAAAACACTAGTACCTGAGCCTACAGGATCAGACGTAAGGTCACTCTCATACCGTGTGGATTGCTCTATCGTTACCTCCGCTGGCGTTAGTAACTGAGCCGATGAAAGCGTAAACTGGTTTAGAGCTGAAAAGAGGAGTAAGTTATCTTGAATAGGTAAGGCTGCTTTAAGATCGGACACCTCGTTCTGACTCACTGCCACATCAATAGGGTCTGAGTCTAATAAGGAGCGTACTGTTGTGCGGAAGAAGTTGTAGTAGCTGCTTGCCTCACTAAATATTACATTCTCTCCTGATAGAATACCTAAGCGGTTTCTGTGGAAGAATATATCTGTTATCTTGTTGCCTATAAAACTAGGGAAAGAGTTAGTGTCATTATCACCGCACTTACGATTGTCCCAACCTACTGGTTGGAATGAGAAACTTTCGTCAGCATTCTGTACTAGTTGGTGAGGCATGGTGGAGGCATCAATACCATTATTAATATTAGGAGCTACACACTCTCTCCAAAAACCTGAACCACCTGTTCCTTCAAACTTCACATAGAAATCATCTTCTTTCTTCTGGTTATCACCCACAACGCCTAAGATAAAACCATCCTCGCATTGGTTGGGTAAATCTGTGAAGGATTTAGCAGTTCCTTTAAAGGCTTTAAGATTTACACCACCGTCATCATCTGTAACTTTAATACTGAAATCACCGAAAGAGCTATTAGCCTCGACAATAAAGTAAGGCTCTCCCACCCCAATGCTGGGGTCTTTGGTAATACTCCCTGTACCAGCTGTGGTAAAATTCCTCAGGCTGCCAATAACTGTGCCAGTTTTAAGCTGATCGGAGTTGATTGTTTGATCATCGTCAGTATCAACTTCTGTTATTTGTTTTGGTGTTGTATAGACTGAGTTAGCTAGACTAGTACCTGTTCCATTTATTCTTACAGTATAAGTCCTGCCGTAGTTGACCGACTTTAAATATATTAAAGCACTTCGTTCGTTATGTGGCAACGACCCTTGAGCAGAGCTGGGAAGACCTACTGTTTTATCAGTGTTAACGATGAACGTGGCATCTGCAACTGTAGTGAACTTAAGTTTAGATGCATTACCTAGATAGCCGCTTGTGCTATGTGTTACTAGGTTAATCAAACTACCATAACCATTTCCTTCAAAGCTTCCCACATTTGATTGGTAGCGTAACCTACCCTCCTGATCGTATACAATGACAATCGGGGATGATGCTTCGAGTTCAACCGCAACCGTGTACATTTCGTCATCGCTTCTTTTGTACGTATGCCAAGTATATTCATCAGCTGCTATAGGCTCAAGGACGGGTAGGCAATGAAGTGCTATATACAATCCAGGGGCAGCGCTAGGATAAGATGTAATTTTCTGAAGACTGTTTAAAAACTCAGTAGGTGGGCGTTTCTTAAGACCGTCAACCACATCTGATAAACCGTTTTCTTGTTCTTCTCCTTGGCTCTCCAATCGAAGAGTTGGGGATTGTTGCGACACCCCGTTAATCAGGTTGGGGATGCTTTTAGAAACTAAAGCCATTTAGATCACCTTGTGTCCGATTGAACGATCAAGAACACTATACGTGCCGCCATCGTCAAATATGTTATAGTCCCCGTTCTCGCTTTCCATTTCTTTCAAAGCAAATAGGGCTTGTTGCTCATCAGCTCTGTTCATGGCTGAGAGGTTATCGCTACCAACTACTCTTTCTTGGAATAATCGTGCAGCTTTAATTGTGATGTATCGTCTTGCTACTTCTGGTATCTGTGTGAAGTCTAGCATATAGACAATATCTAGTTTTAAATCTTTATTGATGATGTCTGTGTGTTGTACTTTGTCGTACATGAACAGACCACGTTGTACGTATTCATTCTTGTTGCTTCTGTACTTATTTACTGAACTAGCTAGGTCAGCACGTAAGACATTTGCCGCCAGTGGTATCTTACCATTAGAATCTTTAGATGCTGGCACATCTGGCTCAGTGTTGAAGTTCCAGCCAAATGACTGAACATCTCTTGAAACTTCATTGAGTACAGTCTCAGCCGTTTCAGCATCAACTAAACCAGAACTTAAACTGTTGACTGGTGCTTCGCCAATGGTCGAGAGCATAGAGTTTACAGCCTGAAGCTGTGTTGTTGGAGTTGTCATGTTTACCTCAATGAAAAAATAAAGAAAAAACACCCCCCGAAGGAGGTGTTCTTAAAGTTTACTAAACTAATCTTACGAAGCGTTAGTCAGTTTAACAGCACACTCAGGACGTAATGAGCTGTGACCCATTGCGTAGCGAGCTACCATTAGTGTACCTTGTTTTGAAACTTGGTACTCTGATTCAACACCTAAGTCTAATAGCTTAACTGTTGCAGCAGCATCTTTAGTGAATACTAAGCCTTTAGAACCTGCTGGGAGGTTGTTAGACATATACACTTTTGCGCCACCGATCAAAGGAACAGTTCCAGTGTTTAGGTTTCCACCTGTACCAAAATCTGAACTCATTACACCAGCGATGTTAGAGTTAGTACCTGAGAACATTTTGTAGTAAGTAGTTGCGTCTAGGACAACAGACTTCTCACCAGTTACGTTCTTCACATCTAGAGCTTCTAGAGCTTTAAAGATAGCATCCGCTACGTCAGTACCGCTAGAAGCAGTAGGAGTGCCAGCAATTTCAATGTCAGCGTTGTTCTGGGCAGCACCCTGAGCATACTCAGCAGCATCGTCAGTTGCAGCAGCGATAGCAGTAAATACAGCTGTATCCGCAGCTTTAGCTAGAGCAGTACCAATCTCAGATGAGTAGATAGAGCGAACATCATAGTGGTTCATAGCTTCATCAATTTTCGCAATGAAAACTGAAGAGGTTAGAAGATCATTGATGTTAACTACTTTCTCACTGTGAGCGATAGCACTAGGTGATACTTCGTTACCAGCTGCAAGAGTTGCAGTAGTAGCGATACCTGTTAGTGGGAACTGTGCGCTCGAACCTGAAGAGATTGTGCGTACACGGTGTAGTGGCATTGCGATGTTGTTAGCGTTGAATGCTGTAAGCACCTCACCCGTAAACGTCTTTAAAAAGAGTGCTTTAGGGTCAAGAGGATTGCTGCTATCAACTGTAATACCTGCATTTGTACCTAATCGAGATACGCCTGTATAGTTTGACATAATATTTTACCTTTTGTTAAATGTTTAAATGAATGTTTAATGTTTAGTCACTTAGCACTTAATCTTTCCGCTTAGATTGTCCCCGCAGGGGTCAAAGGTAATTAATCTTGTGTTCCGTTACTTTTAAAAAAGCCCCCCGAAGAGGGCATAAAGAGACTATTGTATGTTGCTTCGACCAATCTTAGTCGAAACAGACTGACGGTATGCTGGATCACTGTTGTATCGTGGGTCGCTCATAGCTTGGGTCACTTCTGCCCAAGAACTATAATTACCGCCTGTTGAGTTACTGGATTGTCCACCTATTAAAGATGGGTCTGTACCCTCCGCAGCTTGATACTGAGTTTGTAATCCTGACACAGCCAACTTGACCATATCAACGTCTCCTGAACCTACAGCTCGATCAAAGGCAGCGATTTCGTTATCCGATAAGTTATCGCCCGCCCAGTTAATCATGTCACCGTAAGCTTGTTCACCGCCTACACTTTCATAGACAGTATTTTGATAGTTGTTTGCTAGGGCTTCTTGTCCCTGTATCCAACTGTTTACCAAATCTTGTGGGAAACCAGCTCCAGTTAGCTTTGTCTAAGCATCTTCCGATCGTTGTCCCTGTTCGTTGTACTCCGCCTGTAAAGAATCAAAATCAACGCCAGCGTTTTCTACTGCTTCTTTAACGTCACTTGCTTCTTGTTGTGGAGTTGGTTCGGGTGCAGCTTCAGGCTCAACGCCCTCCTCTACACTTTCCCCACCTAACTTTTTCTCTAGATGACCATAAGCTTCAGCCATCTGTTCTGCGTTTTTAAACTTCTCAGGCAACCAATCTGGTCGATCACCTTGGGACGGGTCGTTTAACCTGTCCAGTTCGTCACTCTTTGCAACCATCTCATCGATGTGTTCTTGTGACTCTGTTTGTTCTTCGTGTGTACTAATGCTTTCTTGATTCATAATAGTCTCTTTTAGTTTTATTCTTCAGCTTGCGGTTGTTGTGCACCTTCAGTCATGCCTTTAATAGCAGGGGCTACACCCTTCTCTGCCATTGCCATCATTTGCTGTTGTTGCATCTGTTCTTGCATAGCTTGTTGTTCTTGCATCTTCTGCTCATCAGATTTCACAAGACCCTGTGTATCAATACCTAGCGATGCACCAAGACGATCTAAGTAGTCTCCAATGTTCAACTCACTTTGAATTACTTCTTG